GCTATTTGACGGTAATGACAATGTTTCTCTACTTTACAAGTCTATGGATGCCCCTGATGCACGAATAAAGGTAGGTCAAGAGACTCTCCCAATCAGCAAACACCCCCAAATAAAGGTTGTTGATTTGGATCTACCAATTAAGCAATTAGCAGAATTGTATGACTCAGTTGATTGTGTTGTCTATCCAACTAGCGGAGAAGGTTGGGGTATGTTGCCTTTCCAAGCTATTGCCAAAGGTATACCAACAATATGCACTAATGCCACTGCATGTACTGAGTATGCAAATCTATCTGTCCCATTAGATTTTGAATGGGGAACAAAAAAGATTTCTGGTATATATCAAGACACTGGTACATGGGCAGAGCCAAATTTTGATGATTTATGTGATAAAATGTTATATGTATACAATAACTATCAAGAAGTTTCTGATTATACATACAATAACGCAATTGCCAATTTCTCAGATATGAAATGGGATTCGGTAGCAAAGGATTATTACAATAGATTATGTCAAATATTGAGCGAGCTGACGGTAAAACACTAATTGAAAAATTAAAAGATGTTGAAGATGTAGGAACACTTCATGTCAAAGGTTATTCAATGCATGAGATTGCTTCTCTCATGGCAATGAAGACTAATGATGTTAAATTATATATTGATGAATATAAGAAGATTTTAAGTAAGCAGGTTGAAGAAGACCCTTACTTCCTTGAAAGAGTTCAATTCAATACAATTAAAGCTCTTCAGGAGTTTGATCAATTAAGCAAAGAAGCTTGGGAGACAATCAATATTGCAACAGATCACGGAATGGTCCCGGCAAGAATCCAAGCAATCAAACTAGCGGGAGAATTGGCAACTAAGAAAGCTCAGTTGCACAAGCTTCTCGGTGTTAATACTTCTGATGGCGAATACATTCAGAGAATGCAGAAGGCAGAGAATGTCAACCAAATCCTTTCAAGGGTTTTGCGAGATGTTATCTCAAAGCATCCAGAAATTGCTGACGCTGTTAGAAAAGAATTGGCAATAGCTTTTGAAATTATGGATAAAGAAGAGGCTATTGATGTTGAATCAGAGGAGATTGAATCATAATTTGAGAATGTGTTTTTTTGTTTTACCTTCATAAGAAGAGACGACAAAAAAGCTGCATACCCTCATAATTTGAGAATTTAATTTCTGCCCTTACCTAAATAGGAGAATAAAAAATGACAGACTTTATGGGAATGAATCTTAGTTTTGAAGATTTTGATAATCTTTTAAACCAAGATGAATTAGTAGAAATACCTGTACCAATTGAAGAATTCGTAACAGATAAAAAATTTTTAGGACTGCCAAGCCTATCAGCAATTCAATTAGAAATTGTTAGGCATAGCACCCAAATCTTGAAAGAGCATACCTTAAAGAAGATCATGGGGGAGAAAGAAGGGGCAGAATATTATAAAAAATATACTGATAACGAAGTCATATGTATGTTAGGTAAAGGATCTGGTAAAGACCACTGTGCAAGAATATCAATTGCGTACACGGCTTATTTGCTTCATTGTTTAAAAGACCCTTTGAGCTATTATGGAAAGGCTAATGGTGTTTATATTGACCTTCTTAACTTGGCTGTTAACGCACAGCAAGCTCAGAGAGTTTTCTTTGAACCTTTAAAGAACCTTTTGTTGAGTTCACCATATTTTAACAAAGTTGGTTTTGAACCAAGAGTTTCTGAAATCTTTTTCTTTAGTAGGCCAGTAAGGTGTTTCTCTGGTCACTCTGAAAGTGAAGGTTGGGAAGGTTATGAAGTATTAACAATCATCCTTGACGAAATTGCAGCTTTTAAAACTGATGCTGAAGTTAAGGGTGATACTAGATCAAAAGGTTCGGCTTCTGCGATTTATAACATGAGTAAGTTATCGGTTATGTCTCGTTTCCCAGAAGTAGGTAAAGTTATTCTCTTGTCTTTCCCTCGCTATAAGGGCGACTTTATCCAGCAGAGATTTTTTAGTTCCAGAGAAAAGGAAGAACCAAAAACTTGGTCAATTAAGGCTGCTACTTGGGAAGTTAATCCAACCATTAAAAGAGAGCAATTAGAATCGGAATACATTAGAAATCCTATTGAGGCTAGAGCAAGATTTGAATGTGAACCACCAAATATGGAAGACGCATATTTTAGAGATCCAGATTCGGTTAGAAAATCTTTTATGTATGGAGAAAACCCATTGGATGATGACGGTATCTATAAACCTTGGTTTAATAATCAAGATGGGCATAGAAGATTTATTCATGTTGACTTAGGACTTAAAAGGGACCGTTCAGCTTTATGTATGTCTCATTGTTCAGGATTTAAAGAATTAAAAACATCAATGGGTGTTGAAGTTCTCCCAGTAATTAATGTTGATTTAATTCATTCCTGGGAGGCACAGCCAGGAGAAGAGATTAACTTTGCTTCTGTACGGCAGATGATCGTTGAGCTTTGTAGAAAGTTTGATGTTGCAAAAGTAACTTTTGACCGTTGGCAATCTATTGAGATGATTCAAAGTTTAAGGTCTATGGGTATTAATGCCGACTTCCATAGCGTTAAAAAAACAGATTATGATACGCTCACTGGTGCAATTTATGATACGAGATTGAGAGGTTATTGGAATGAACTTTTGGTTGAAGAAGAACTTTTGAAATTGAGATTGTTCTCTAATAATAAAATCGATCACCCTAACTCTGGAAGTAAAGACTTAGCTGATGCTTTAGCTGGTTCTGTATATCAAAGTGTTCAGCACATGGCTTTTGAAGCAGAGGTTGATATTGAAATTATCGGGAGTGATTTTAAGCAATTTGAAGAAATTGATGAAGACAATGATTATGGCACTGTTAAAGTGTATAATCCAGATATGGAACAATTTGTTCCCGGCTATTCAAAATATGAATTACCAACAGAAAGTGGAGAAAAATGGCTAGAAAACCTATAACAAGTGAAAGTATTCAACCGTCTTACGAGGAAGTAATCAATGATTTATTGGGGACTGTCTCTAAACTTATTATGGAGAATACTGTGATGAAATTGACGATCAAAAAGCTTGAGGCTTCTATTCAAGGCTCTTATCAAGAGTCGGATGAAGGCAAAAAAGAATTTTAAAAAACTTTGGGTTTCCTGCACTTTTTGAAATTAGTCCTGATAGTCTGTTTATCACAGGGGCAGAAGCCCACTAGATACAAAACAGTAAGGATATAACAATGGCACTCGAAATCACTTCAGTTGATTCTTTTCCGCAGATTACTCGTACAGGTCGTACTTCTGCTGAACTTCAACAAATTGTGGATTCATTGATTGAGTCAAGCAAAACAGGAAAGACATTTATGATTTCCAATGTTGAGCAGGGTAAGAAGTTTAATTCTCTCCAGCAGAGAATTCGTACCCAAGCAAAGAAGCTTGACCTTAAAGTAATGATTCACTTCATTAAGACAGAAGGAAACCTTTACTACAAGTGTGAAATGACAGAAGCACCAAAGCCTCAAGTTAAGGCTAAGGATGTGAAGTCTGTTAAGACCAACACAAAGGCAAATGCCTAATAGTTAATACTTAAAAAATCAAAAGATTTTTATGGTCAGTCCGTATGGACTGACCTTTTTTTATGTATAATACTGCTATGACAATTTTCCATCAACAAACAATAGAAATTACTCAAGAAGAAATTGAATCTTGGTATCCAATGATTGCGTTACCTTGTTACGATCAACTTATTTCTGAGCCAACTGTTATGTCTTTGATTAGGACAGTAATGCAGTTTAAAGAGATTGGTTTAAAATTTTCAATCTGCACTATGAGTGATTCTTTAATTTCTAGAGCAAGAAATCAAATTGCTGCTAAGTTTCTTGCTAACAAGGAATTTACACACATTATGTTTATTGACTGTGACCTTGGATTCAATGGTGACGATATCATTAAACTTTTATGGCATAACAAGGAAGTAATGACAGCTGCCTATCCTATTAAGAATATTGATTGGGAACTTGTCGCTAAAAATGCAAAAGAAGGTATGGACAGTTCAGAACTTATGGAAAGCTCTTTGCGTTATGTTGTTAATACAGTTAAAGATGTTGAATCAAATAAGGTAAAGGTTGATAAGGGCGCTATTGAAGTCTATGATGCAGGAACTGGTTTTATGCTCATAAAAAGAGAGGTATTTGAGAAGCTAATTGAGAACTATCCAGAATTGAAATACATTGATGATACTGGTGGATTACAAGAAAGCGAAAAAGATTTCACATATGCTTTCTTTAACTCTTATGTTGACCCGGACACTAAGAGATTTCTTTCTGAAGATTATGGTTTCTGTAGATACTGGCAAGAAATTGATGGTTCAGTTTGGACTGACCCATCAATTGAATTATTGCATTTAGGAAGAATGCGATATGAAGGAATAATGTTGAATTGGCTTGAAAGACACGCCTCACCAGCAGATTAAAAATCGTTTGGAAATTGGGAATTTTAGTATGCGTTAGGAAGCGTTTCTAGCGCATACTAAAATTTTGTATAAGATTAATAAAAACAGGGGGG